TTAGCAACCCATTCAAATCGTGATGGTCTTAAATCATCTGCATATAATTCTGTAACACGCCAATATGCAACGCCATAAAATAAAAGACTATCGACAGTCCAGCTTAGCGTGACGGATCTTGGCTGCCGATAGTCTGGTTGTTCTAACCACAGAGGGCTCCCCAGCTCCTCACCACTTGACTTCTTGTAAAGTTTAAGTGGCAAGTAGGAAACTACACCAGCAATAAGATTTCTGCAACGAGATACGGCAGGTACTTGCATTGCATAATTACGATCTAATCCACCAGGGAAATTACCGACACCTGTTGTAAATGAACCATAGCCATAAGCTGTGTCCATAATGGCAGGGGCGTATTGCGCTTCAACGGACTCTTTATTTTTTGTAATTCCCAAAGCAGACAATAGACCCATAGAAGTACTTTATACCATAAATCGGACTTTTAGTGCAAGTTAGACATAAATTTGCGCAGTTTGTTGCGGCTTAGTTAATTGACTTACAACCATAGCCAGGGATATAGCAGCAGTTACGTCACCAGCAGATTTACGCCTAATAATGCGCCATCCAGCATCATTTGTCTTGGCTGCGCAGTTATTTAGGTGTTGTACTAGCTCTGCTTGGCCACTGTGTACGACACGGCCATTAGCTAAGCCATCTGCAAGATCCGAACACGCCTGGTAAAACGCCTGGCCTGATACGTCAAGCATTCGCCAACCACTTTGTTCAAGTCTTGTAGCAATAGTTTGCGTAGCATACTTATCAAAGCAAATCAAGAACGGATGGTACTTACGTGCCCACTCGTTTATATCGCTAGCCATCTTAATCTCATCTATTGCAATATCACTATGCCATAACTGTGCAAGCCCAACGGCTATTTTGCCATCCTTCATTTGACCCATAACCAATGCGCCTGATCTTCTTGTTGGTGCAATATCAAATGCCATAATTGTTTGTGCGCCTACCGGTATTTCTAATGTGCTATCGCTGCAAGCCTCAATAGATCCATACACCCAAGGGCTGACTGTGCTATCAATCCATTGGCAAAGCATCTCGGTGCGTGTAGCTTCGATGCTGTTAGTGCTTACAGATTCTTCTAATGTTTGCTCGGTAATTAAATGGCCAAGTGCAGGGTTAGCCATAGCCCAGGCCTTCTTATCGTGAATCTTGCAATGCTGTGGTGCGCTGTATTCGTAAAAGCCTAGATTCTCTGGCGGATATGCAAGACAACGCTCTCTTAATTCATTAAGCACTGTACTAAAGCCATCACCAGCATTACTGGTCATTAAAGTCATTGCATTAGGCCGTGCACGTGTGGTAGGTAGCGCAGCTGTAAAAGCTTCTTCTGTCCATTCTCGTAATTCGTCTATGTATAAGAAATCTGCTGTTTTACCACGAGGTGCATCACGAGTAGCTGCTGCAATTTCATACCTTGCGCCATTAAGAAGTGTTATAGATTCTTGACCATTAGCCAATCGGATCTGTCTTACCTGGTCTTTTAAGAATGGATTATCTTCAATAGTAAATGCGACTTGTCTAAAAGTATCTAATGCCATATTGCGATTAGAAGACATACCTAGGATGTTCTTAGAGCCCCATAAGAACAGATGGCTCAAGATAAGCATACGTGCTAGGTGTGTCTTGCCATTTTGACGTGCTACTAACAATAAAGCTGTTTTCTTACGCCAGTCATTGTTTTCGTCTACAGATAATAGATCATCGAGCACCCAGCGTTGCCAGGGTATTAAAGGCAAGTTGATTTTATCAGCTAGGTCAGACACTTCTTGCGCCTTGGACTTACCTTTAAGTAAAGGCGTGTGGATTCGAGGCTCGGTACTCCCGATTAGCCCGACCCCTCGTTGAGTCTGGTTTACTTCCGCATCATTTCGCATCGAAGTCAAGCGTATCAGGTTTATTAAAAGGTGAATCTGGCACTGTCCTGGTGGTCTCAGGGAGAGATGGTTCAGAAAAGACAGGGGGGGTCGCCTTCGGGCTAAAAAAACGGCCTCCTTTTGAGCTGTTACACGATTTGCACATTGATTGCAAGTTATCAGGTGACCACATATCACCCCCCTTAACTCTAGGTATGATGTGATCTACTGTGTGTGCTGGTTTATGGCATATGGCACACTGCCAACCATCACGATCTAATATGGTAATGCGTAGCTTCTTCCACTTACCACTACCTATTGCACGTTCGCTCAATGCCAACCCTTTGTCTTGAAATGATGTAATGCTTTACACATAGAACCATATCTATGATTATTATATTTAATACCCCACTCTACTTGCTTATAACCACTGACCGTAGCAAGCCACTTACTTCTACCTTGTGGTATTCCATAGTGTGAACCATTACGTGCTAATGGATTCCACCTAGACTCTTTGTAATACAACTCATCTAAGCAATGGAACTCATCTATGTTATTAAGCTGTATGAAAGCCCACTGACGATAATGATTTGGTCTATCAACAGCAACAGATTCATCTATCAACAAAGCAAATGTAATGCAAATACATAGAGCTGACCCGAATAGCCAGCACCTACCGAGCCTAGCCCTTGGCGGCTCAGCCTTTCGCTTTGAGAGCGAATGCTTCCTAGAGCCTAGCATGAACATGCAACCCCCTTATGCGTAGATAACTAAATCGTCTCACTATGTGGACTGTGATTTACAACACACTATTCTGAGATCATCTGTATCGACCCAATTCTGATCGTAGCCTGCCTCACTCACGGCTTGCTTCCCCACCCAGTACCTTTAAACACAAGCCCTGGTGCTGAGTACAAGCGACTCATATCTAACTTGCATTTTGGACACTGCATAGTAGGCACATCCTCGTTAAATGAGCTGTGAATGGATCCGTGCGTGCCGCATTCTCTACAACTGTATTCATACGTTGGCATTATCTCACCTTGCTTATTCGGTTAATGGCTTCTTTATTGACTTCCCCCAAGGCCCACAAACTAATTCCATACATGATTTTTTGTTCTTTCCCTGCTGGATTTGTAAAGCCAGTATTAGGCTTAATCATGGCCACAGATGCGTCTGATTCCCATAAAGCTCGCCACCATCTTGAATTTCCAGATAAAGGCAATAATGCAATTCCATTGGCATGTGCCAACCACTTTTCTACCCATGGTGATGGTTTGCTAAATGGTGGGTTCATCCAAACTCGCCCATACCATTCTCTTGTAAGCGCATCATCTTCTAGTGTAAATCGCTTATTAGCAGGAACTATTATTTGATCGCTATTGCTTGATGCGACATCTAAATCAAATTGCAAGCCCAACGCATCAAAGATCCAGGCTGGTGTGTATAGCTCATCATTGGCCATCTTTTACCCCTATCAAGCGACAAGTGTGGCAGACCACGGCTAAAAATTTCCAACTACCACACTTATCACATCTCGTTATATCGCTATCTGGTATGTGCAACGCTTCGGCTATATTCTTTACGCCAACTGCACCACAGTCCATACATTGATAGGCTTTGAAGCCTTCAGGCGTATCAAGCGACTCGAGCCATAGGAACTCGGTGTTGCGCTTACAGCCATTACATTTGAACTGTGGGTGCATTATGATAACATCTCTACTGCCTGCAATGGCATTGAGTACATACCAAATACTTACCATCATGCATCAGCCTGTCGTCATTACAGCTCATGCATTTGTCTGATGTTGGCTCTATGGTTGTCTTGCCGTCCTCTAAACGTGCTAGATAACCTGAGCCATCAATAATCTCAACATATCCCATTATTCGCCCCCCTTCTCACTCGGAAAGAACCAGCTGCCTTGTGCATCCTGTTTAGCCCAGACTGCGTGTTCTTTAACTTGACCAAGACATACATAACCGTAATAAGGTTTGTTTGTCGCTTTGGTAATACCAGTGCGTAGTACGTGGCCTTTATCGCAACATATTGCTGGTGGCTTTGGTGCTACTGGTGCTTTAAACTCTGGTGCATTCCAATGTGTTGGATCTTCTAATTTGTTTTCTACCGAGAATGTTGGCACAGCTTCTAGCCGCACCACCTTGTTCATTTCTTCTCGGCTTGCTCTCTTACCCTTAGCTGCGTAACCAGCGTTTGCAAGTGCTCGGCCGATCGCTGAAGTCTCAGCGTTCTCCAATGCAGACGTTGAATTAACACCGCGATCACTAATGCTCTCACTAGCAAGCCCAGTCGCACACGGCTGTGCATCCGCTTCCGTCTTAAATAGTTGAGCACTAACAATGTATCTAATGTCTGTAGCTTCTTCGAGTTTTGTGGTGATTCTTCCATCTGGGTAATCCTTCCAGAACTTTTCTAGTCGGCTTTCGACTGTTTCGTAATCTTGTAAGTTAAATGCCATTAGTCATTCCCCCAGGTGTAATTGACGTCGAGCTCTGCTTCCAGCACCGTCTTGTATATTGAAATGTAAGCAATGGCATCTTTGATGCTGTCTTCATGATTTGGAGATTCAGTAAGCCTAGAAACCTTGACGAGTGCCATACATAATGCAGCTTGACTTGGTGAAATTGGATGGTCGAGATATGCCGACCAGAGCTCACTGATCCTTTTATGGTTATAGTAAGGATGGCCGTAGACTGCGCCACGCTCGTGGATCGTACTAATAACATCCGACAATAACTTCTCAGTTGTAGTGGTCATAGTCAAAGACCTCATCGGATTTCTTCTGAATGTTGGTCATTCGTCGGTGCGAATCCCAACCAGCTTGACGGCCTTTCCAATAGCCTGACTGGAATGCTGATTCTCTGACTTGATGAATGATCCAGGTGATTGCACCTACTAGCATCATTCCCCACATCCAAATATAACCAAAGTCTTTTAGCTCGTTATACATTTGTAGCCCTTCTATGCTCACGCTTTGTGGCATAGCAGTAGTGTGCCATCTGTGTACGACTTTGTGGATTATTTAGTGGGTTTTTTGTATAACGATTAGATAACGAATTATCTGTAAAGTTTGCCCTCAAATATGAAAGAGCCGTCGGCACTAACAGGTATGGTAACAACCTGTACTTTGCGCTCCTTAACATAGGCAACCGCAAATCCTGTCTGCCAGTTGGCATAGCCCCTTGTATAGGCCATACCGCTTGAAGATAAATCTACCATACAACCGACCTCAACACCCCATACAGTACGCCCAAATTGGCCTCTAGATGCCTCTGTAAAGGCCGATTGGCCTAGTCTGTGTGTGTGCCCACATACCACGCTCTTTCCGTGTCTCCTAGCCCCATTTAAGGCCGTTTGGCCTGGTATCTGAGATATAGGGAAAGTGTCGCCGTGGACTGCTATCCAGCCTGGTGCCCAGTCGATACCCTGTGGTGCAAACTTAATGCCTAGCTTGTCGTAGCCCATGAATCGCTCGTATTGCATCTCAGGCAGATTAAGAAAACTTGGTAGCCTCTTTTTGATAGATCGATAAAGTCTAATGCCGTGGTTGCTGCCGACCACATCTGTAACGCCTAGATAACTTAATACTTCTTGGGTCAGCTGTCGATCTTCATGGATGTTGCCCACCATCTCATCTATGGTATTGGCATTAAAGCCACCTAGCTGTGGCAGATCAATCTCATCACCAATGCAGATAGTACGGTGTGGTTTCCATTTACCCAGGAAACGGCCAACTGACTTAACTATTGCTTCGTTATAAAATGGTACTTGAAGATCGCTAACAAACGCTATGCGCTTAATCTTCTTCCTCATCTGGAGTAGGGATACGTGGGATAATGCCTTTGTCGCCTACAACCCAATCAGGCATAGACTCTGGGCTATCCATTAGATACAACGCAACAGACTCACTAAAGCCAGCCTTGCGTGCAGCTTTATACATTTCGTGCTTGGCGATATAAAACACTTCTAGCTTAGATAAAGGCTCTGGAGTCTTGCGGACTCTGCGCCTGTTTATCTTCTTGCGCTTGCGTGTAGTTGCCATAATAAAATTATCGCTTACTGATTAAGACAAAGAGATCATCGACACGCTGTTCTAATCGTGTTAATTGATCTTTCATAGATGAGCCACCATTAGGGCGCAACTCATTAAGCCAGCCTCTAACTAGAAAACGTAATCCGATTAGCACGCCTGATAGCACGGCGATAACGCCTGCGCCAAAACCAGCCCATTCCGCTGGACTCATTTCTTCGGAGTTGCATACCCAAATACACCTGCAAGTACAGCCCAAAGAATAGAGCGGTAGTCAGCTGCAAAATTGGATGCTGCCCAAGCTGATAAAAATGCACCAGCAGTTAGAATGTAAGGATTTTTCATATTCATATTTTGCCCCCTAGTAGTGGTATATCAAACGGCCTGCCATCTTTATCGCCTGCCTTTGTAAAACTAATGTGTATGTGTTTAGTGTGTTTGTTATAGCCCTTGTAAGTACGCCATCTGTAGCCCAGGATCTTGCTTGCTATCTTGCCGTTATGAATTACATAAGATATGCGTTTATCGGTTTTTGCGCATTCTCTGATTTGGTCAGCCAAATAAACTGAGAGCCCCTCGGATGAATCCAGCCTAGAATCAATATCAATGGCTCGCACGCACCCTGTGTCGTCTGGGTTATGATCTGATTTTCTCGTGGAATGACGAGCATCACCGATCCACCCATCAGCTTGAGTCCTGCGATCTGGATACCAGGTAGTAACGGCATCTCTAAGCTCGACTCCTGCTGCGCATAACCACGGTTTCATTAACTTAGAAGAAGTTTTGCTTCGTCTTCGGTAATGCCAAGTCTGTCTAGCAATGCGGCCTTAGCCTCAGCCTTTGCTGCTGCCTCTGCCTCTGCTGCTTGGCGTTGATCCTCAGCCGCTAATCTTGCAGTTTCCATATCTGCAATTTCCGCTTCTGTTAATGGCAAAACTTCTGTAATGCCTGTACTGCAATCAACTACAACCTTTGTTGGTGTATCTGACATTATTTTTCTCCTTTGTTAAGCGTTGGATATTCCGTATAAATAAAAACTAGATCCCGACACAAAGTTAGTGCCTGAGTTTTGCTTAATAGCAATAGATGAAATAGCAGTAGTTTTATTATACAAACCTGCCGTTGCTCTCATATCAACGGCCGCAGTATTAGATTCTGAAACTCCAAACGCACTTACTGGTTTAGTTGCAGAGGATAGATAACTTGGTACATATATTTCACCTGAACCAAAACCATCTGCCGTTTGACCGCTCATTTGTATAAGTATTTTTTCAGTATTAATACTAGATTGCGCAGCCGAACCATTACCTAACAATAAAATAGAGTCATAATCTGCTATAGCAGTATCGCCATTAAACTCTATTTTTAATGTGCCATTAACATTACCTTCAGTATCACCCCTTGCAGAAAATCTAACAACCAAATCCGTATAGGTAGCAGGTATTGACGAGAAGGTAACAGATGCCGCATTTGATGATAAAACATTTGAACTGATTAAAGTATAGGTTGCCATAGTTACGCCTTTAGTATTCCGTAGAGGGTGGCGGTAGAACCTGCGGCAAATGTAGAAGCAGAAGCATCTATAGAAATAGAAGTAATTGCAGAGGTTGAACGATATAAACCTACAATTCTTTCAACCCATCCTGATCCGTTTTGGTCACCTGATGTAGTCATAAGTAAACTCTTAAAGGTAGATCCAGCGTATGAAAAAATATCATAAGTAACCATTAAAGGAATAGTGGTGGTAGCAGTAGAGTTAAAAGGATTAATCCAAATACTTCCAGTACCTCTATCACTACTTGCCGAAGATCCATCTGCTCTTAAAGTTGTAGAAGAATAGTTTGAGCCTGTATCGCCATTAAATCTTAATCGTGAAGTAATTGAACCTGAACTGCTTAAAAAAGTCATTACTAATCTTAAATCGGTATAACCTGAACCTATTGAAGTAAAAGTTATATTTGCATTAGCACTACCCAAAGTAGTTGTTGCAATTTTTTCATATGTGGCTGGCATTATGCACCTTTGATTCCGTAGAGGGCAAAAACTGAACCTAAAGCAAATGTTTGAGTAATGTCTATTCGGTTAATAGCCGCTGTATTCATCCACAATCCGCTGCTTAATGAAATATAGCCTGAGCCATTTTGGTCGTTACCTGTAAAAAGTCTAGCAGTTTTGTTTGTAGTTGCAGATGCGTAATCGTGTATGTCTATAATTCCTACGGCAAAAACATTAGAGGCTGAATTAGCACCAGTTAAAATGTCGTTAGCCTGAATTGATGTTGTAGATGTTCCGTCTGAAACTGATACAGCAGCACCGCTACCTCGTAAAAAATGCCAAGCATAATTAGAACTTGAATCATTGTTAAAACGAATGTTAATATCGCCAAGCGTGATAGCAGAAGTTACTCTTGCTAAATATCTTAATTGTAAATGTTGATAAGTGCTAGGTATTGAAGTAAAAGAAACTGACGCGCTAGAAGGTGAAATAGTCGCAATAGATTCATATGCCCCAGCAGCAGCCGCAACTCCACTAGATAAACTACCAAGAATTGTATTAAGCAATTCCGCCTACCACATACCAAGTATTAGCAGCTGTTTTAATGCATACTGCTGTTTTGTATTGTGCAAGGGTTGGAGATGCTGCAACTGCGCCAGCACTTAACACTGTTGTAGTGCCAGGTGTTACTGCGCTAATTGTGCAAACGCCAGCACCAATGTTTAATACTGTAAGTGCTGTGCCAACTGGAAATGCCACGCTTGCATCTGTTGGGATCTTAAATGCAATAGCGGTTGCTTTGTTCATTACCTCTAGCACTTGGTATGAATCTGCAAGTAC